AATAATTCTTAATGAGTTCTAGATTCTCCACCTCACTCGGTTTTAACCATTTGGAGAACCTTTGTTTCTTCTTAATTATATTTATAAAAAAATCGAATTGAAGACGGCTATCGAGGTGATGATACTTATTCATTTCATTTGCAAACAGTATCGTATCAGGAAAGAATGATAATGCCTTATTGATTATAAAAGGATTGTATTCTTTTTCTGATAGATCATCAACCATAATATCTTTCTTACTATAATTAATTGCATTTACATAATCGAATGGACTCATTTAAAGTTCACCCCCGCCATAACTTCTGTAAGACATGCAACCATGTTGAGTTCATGATCTGCAACAAAGCTATCTTTATATTGATAATCAGCAAGTATGAGTACCAATTGTGGAATCGATTGTGGGTCCACATACTCATTCATATTATCATATAGCTTTCTAAAAATAGCAGTTGGTTCGATATCAATATTATCAACTACCCATTTACGCATACCTTTGAAGTTTTTAATTTTAAGATGATTAACAAGTGAATCAATTGAAACATCAGATACATTAACTAAAATGCCTGAGTCAATTACACCACCTACTGCGTATCTTTGTAACTCATTTATAATTCTTCTAAAATCCGGAAAGTGTTTAATGATAAACTGTACTAAGACTTGTTTGTCATATTCAATCTTTTCTTCACCAAGGATATACATTAACCTAGCCATAAAGACTGAGGCTAATCTATCTTTTTCTCCTCTTGGTAAAGCAAACTCAATGACAGAGCATCGACTGTGTAAAGGTTCAATGATTCTATTCTTGAAATTACAAGTAAGAATGAACCTACAGTTTTCGCTGAACTCTTCGATAAACCCACGTAAAGCAGGTTGGGTGGACTGTGGGTTCAGATAATCAGCTTCATCTAAGATGACCAACTTGTGTCCACCCGATAACGAAACAGTTGATGCAAATTGTTTTATCTTATTACGAAGTGTATCAATATTTCCTTCTTCGGATCCGTTTATTATTATATAATCTAAATCTAATTCTTTCGCTAATGCTTTAGCGATTGTTGTCTTACCGACACCTGCGGTGCCAGTGAATAACATGTTTTGTATTTCACCTGCTTTAATGATCTCACTAAATGTTTTGTGTAAATCTGCAGAGAGAATACAATCATCGACCGTTTGTGGTCTATACTTTTCTACCCATAAAAACTCATTCATTAATTAGTATCCCATTGTTTAACTGTGTCCAATCTGAAACTTCTCCAAGCTTTCTTATCGAGAGCCCAGCATGCGAAGTTGTCAGATTCTGCATTCATTTCGACTTTTACATCGATACCATTTTCTTTCAATACATTAGGTGAAAGCGTACAAGGCATAATCCTTAGTTCACCTGTTCCTACTTTTTCAAATGTTACAGTTACGATACCTGTTTTAAGAGCGTTTAATAGTTTTTGTTTTTCTGTTTGTTGCATAATATAATCCTATTCAAAATAAAGGGGGAATTGCTCCCCCTCAAATTAGTCAGCTGAACCTTCTGGTTCAACGTCATCATCACCGCCTTCTACTGGCAAATCACCTTGGACATTTTCTTGTCCTTGTGCTTCTTGCGCAGCTTGAAGGAAAGCAACGATTCTTGACCTAAGTCCACCAACTGCTTCTAATTCTGGTCCTTCAAACCCACCTCGTCTTGAGACTAAGTCGATAATTTGAACCATAGTAGCGATGTCGTTAAGACCTAGCTGTACACCTTCTTGTTGAGGTGCTTCTACGTTTACATTTTCTTCAGTCATTTTTTTTCTCCTTTGCAAAGTTTAGACTAAATTCAGAGGCCTCCCCATGAGCACCTCCATACTTATCTCCATAATTAAATGGAGAATAACTTCTAATATATTTATACATTAAAAGTTGAGTTTTTCTCTAAAGCGATAAAATATTCTATTGGATAATTACTATTAGTCCAGTTAGAGATTAGCTTTGAAGATATACTTACAAAGTAATCACCTGGTAGCAATTTCAAATTAGGAATACTTACAATAAAGTTGAAGTCGTTATTACAAGTAATTTCTTGTTCTAACTCTATTGTATAAGCATTGGATGTTGCATCTTGAGTATTAACTACTGATGCACTTACCACGCCATTCTCACCTTTAAGAGAAAGTTCTGTATGCCCTAGGACAGCAGCGGCTTTTCTTATCTGATTTAATATATCTTCAGATAGAGGTATACCAACTTCTGCATTAGGCATTTGTATGTCCTTTTGTGGTGATGTTAAAATATCTATTTCAGAAAAGTAATATCTTATTTTCTGTCTATTAGGTAATTTACATCCACCAACTTGATTCGATATTAATAACGATTTGTCTTCAAACTCAAGGCTTGGGTTTTCAATTAGATTGAATACTGATAAGAATTCGTTAAGATCATATATCCCGAATTCTTTTGGCATATCCTCAATAATATCTGCTTGTGCCATAATGGTTTTTGATTCAGATATAGTTTTAAGTTTTTGCCCTGGTTGAAAAACAATGTTCGGATTAATCGAAGCAAAGTTCTTTAGAACATTCAATGTATCATTTGATAAATTCATTTCATTTCCTCATTAATAATAATATTATACCACAGTTTCGTTGTAAAGTACACCGCTAATTTGCCTTATCGTGTTCGTTAAGAGCAATGATAGCATAATGCAATACCTTTTGCAAATCTTTTCTGTGGTCACCTGGGGTACCTTTTTTACCATATCTTTGTGCATACTTAAGTATGTTACCAATGGCAAAGCCTATACCATGTCCACAGTCTGAAATAAATTCCGTTGATTGAAATCTATTTTTAGAGTAGTGACCATCATAGGTACCGTCTATATAATTCTGGAGCTCCTGGATAAGAGCTCCTTCATTAAACTTATAATTGATTTTATTCTTTTTATTAAACATTTGTTGCCTCCATATACTTTTGTATTGCAGCATTTATTCTATGATTGAGTGCATCATACATATTCATTTTATTTTCTAATATATCAAGTTCTGCTTGAAGGTTTAACCTATCGCTTTGATAGTTTGGGTCATTTAATAATTCTTTGCAAAATTTAATTTCATCTTGTCTAGTATTTTCTAATCTTACCTTTTTTCGATATATTTCTTTTTCATAGTAAGACCATTCATTCCAAGGAAGACCTTCTTGTATAGCTTGTTTTTTAAAATTATACCTCAACATTTGCTTCCTCCTCATTAGTGATTGCACCTGTATCTACTTTAGTGTAGAGATCAAGGAACGCTTCTTTTGTATCGAGGTCAAACCTTGAGATACACATATCGATTGCTTTCATTCTATTATTGAAGATAGAGAATGTTTGAACGATGTGGCATAATCTTCTTGTAGAGATTACTTCATCGACTCCATCATCATAGAATGTCTTTCTAATAACATCTGCCCAAGTAACTAACTTATCTGCAAAGTCTTCATCACTTGCACCAAATTTTTCCATGTGCTTATTAACAATTTTCTTTTCGATTACTAATGATGGAAACTGTTGGTCAATAGCAACTGTAAATCTTTCAAGGAAAGCTTCGTCAATAATTGAAGCCGCAGTAAATCTACCGTCTTCTGAACCTTTACCTTTTGTGTTTGCAGTAGCAATTACATTAAACCCTGGAGCAGGATGTACTGTTTCACCAGTCTTTTTGACAATAACTGGCTTACCTTCGAGGATACCTTGAAGACACATAATTTTGTTTGTAGCTCTATCAATCTCATCAAGTAATAAGACTGCGCCATTTTCCATAGCTTTAAGAACTGGTCCTTTTGAGAATACAGTTTCTCCATTAATTAATCTGAACCCACCGATTAGATCATCTTCATCTGTTTCTGGATTAATCTGTACTCTAATAAATTCTCTATTGAGTTTAGCACATGCTTGTTCTACCATAAATGTTTTACCATTACCTGATAAACCTGAAATATATGTTGGATAGAACATTTGTGACTTTAAAATTTTGACTATATCTGAGAATGAACCCCAAGGTACAAATGTTTCATCTTTAACTGCAAAGTTCTTTTCATCATTTACAATTGATTGCATAGCCATAGCAGTAGCAGGTTGTGGTGTGCTTACTGTATTGCTTATTGTTTCTCTTATTGGTATAATCACCGATGCTAAATCGTATGTACCAATTTTGACTCTATTGTCAGTCGTAAGTAATGGACTAAAGTCTTTTCCACTATAACCAAATTCTTTAGCGATATCAACAATAGTTGACTTTCTAAAAGTTTCGGTGTCTGGATACCTTTTAGCCAATTCTTCGACAATTTTTCTTGTGGATATTTTCATCTCGTTCATAATATAATTTTTCTCCTTATCAATTTATAGTTCTATTATACCACAGTTGGGTAGCATTGTAAATAGCCGGAGTGAAAAAAGTGGCCATTATTTTCACAATGCTACCGCCTTACCAAAGTTAGTCAATAAAGATTTATTGAGTTTCTTTGACTTACTGTGTTTCTTAAAAGCTTGTGTAATTTGAGCTTTTGAAGCATCATCATTAATTTCAAATTCATCTGCATCTGTTGTCATTTGCTTTGATTTAATTACATAGAAGTTATCATAACCAAGAGCATTATCAAACATTGCAACTTTATGTTTAGTAAACATTTTTTGACATTTTCTTTTCCAATCATAATCATCAGCCCATCTGTCAATGTCATATCTTACATCATCAAGTTTTCTTCTAACATCCCAATGGTTATCACCAAGGAAGAAACCAATAGTTGTGATATCATATTCTTTTCTTAAATGATTAAGTAATTCTTTAGTACCTGTTTGTCCAAGGTTTGTGAGCTTTACAATTTTACCATTAAGGTGTAATCTATAATCATTACACCAATATTGATCAATGTCTTGTCTTTTATCATCTGATACTGCTTCTGATTTATGTATTCTCATGCTATTAGTATCACCGTCAGTTAAGACAACTAAGTTCATATTATCAATGTTATGCTTTCTTTTAAAGTTTTCCATTAAGCGAGTACATATAACAAGTGATGTATTTAAAGGTGTTGAACCCCAGTCTTCGTATGGAGAACCATAATCACGTATACTTGCATTATGCCAAGTTTCAGCCATGTAAACTCTTGTATATAAAAACTTAAGAGCTTCTTCATAATCTTTTTTCTTTAATTCACTTGAAATTTGTTGTACTAATGAAAGGTGTTCATCTGATATTTCTTGGTCAAAATGAACTCTTGATCCATAATTAGTTGTAGTAAATCCATAGACATCAAATGGAATATTTACTGCTTTACAAAATACTACTGTGTGAATAAGTTGGTCAATAACTTTATGCATTGTATGTGACATTGAACCTGAAAAGTCTACTAACATAAACATACCATGATTTTTAGCATCAGCTAATCTTGTAATTCTATTAAAGATATCATCATTGGTTTTATATGACCATAATTTATTTACATCAATTGAACCTGTTTTTGCAGTAGTTGCTCTCGTATATCTGTAAGCAGCTTTTCTCATTTCAAATTCTTTTACAGCATAGTTAACATTTCTTTTGACTTCTTTAATATAGTCATTATAATGAAAGTCAACTTCATCTCTTTTTTCTTGATTCCAATACTCATCATAGTAATCTCTACCTGGCTTTTCAATTCTTTCTTTTCTATCCCTAGCTAATTGCTTATAAGATATAACAGTTCTTTTACGAATGTCTGCATTTGGTTCATTACAAATCATGACTTTATTGCCTTCGTTTGGTTGATCAACTAATGTTTCTTCATTCCTTCTAAAATTTTCATCGGTGATTGAAACATCTTCGTCTCCGCCATGGCCAATTTGATCTTGTTCAGTACTATCTGCCTTTGTTTCGCTTTCTTCTGTAGTACCATTAGTCTTAGCCTCTTGTTCTCTATCTTCAGATTCTTCATCGCTACTCTCCATATCATCATGACCCATATTCTGTGTAGGGTCTTCGTTATTATTATCTTCTTCGTTGTCGTTTTGTGAAGGAGCTGGTGGTTTTAAAAGGTCTTCTTGATTTTCCTTTGTATAAGCCAATACATCTCTACATAGTTGAACTACTTCTTCAAATGTTTCAGTAGCCATAGCTCTATCCATATAGACTTGTTCATCAGCAGTAAATGGTACATCAATTAAGCTACCAATTTTTGCTTTAAGATTAATTTTATCAATAAGTTTAGTTTGGTCCCAATCAATATCTGATAGATCACCAAAGAACTCATCATCAAAAAGCTTTTTATAACCTTTACTAAATGAATACACAAGACCTGGATATCTTGATTTTACTTTTCTTTCGATTCTAGCATCTTCGATTACATTAATATATGATCTAGGACAACCTTCCAATTGTTCAGGACTATCATGCCAACCTTCAAACGGTGTTTCAAGAGCATGCCCTACTTCATGTCCTATTAATAAATCATATACATCTTTACCCATGTCTTTCCAATTAGGAAGACCTAGGACTCTATTTTTAATATCGAACCAAGCAGTATTGTAGTTACCATGTTGAATGGTAATGTTTTCCTTTGCTAGTAATTTTGGTAGAATACCTTTATTCATTTTTTCACTCCTTTATGTATACTATTATACCACAGTCTTGTGTAAAAGTATATAGCTAAACTGAAAAAAAGTATACTTTTTTTATATATATTTTTTATATGTAGTGGTGGAGCTGAAGGGATTCGAACCCCCGACCCTCTGCGTGCAAAGCAGATGCTCTCCCAACTGAGCTACAGCCCCACTATCTGATTTTAGAAAAGTTCTTATCCTTAAAGAATTCGATCTTACTTCTGAATTTATTCTCAAGCACATCACCTTTATGTGATATAATGAATGTATTACTTCCTTCATCCAATGTATCAAGTATCTTCATAAGATTATCTACACCATCAACATCAAGACTCGAGTCAAATGTTTCATCCAATACGAGGAGATTTGTTGCTGCACTATTTTTCATTTTAGCGATTTGTCTCCAAGTGAATAATAACGATAGGTCAATTCTTTGTTTCTCACCCTCAGAAAAAGATGCATAATTAAAACTATCTCTGTGTCTTGACCTTATAGTCTCATTAAAGTTTTCATCAAGATGGAACGATACAAAGAAATCCAACACTTGCAGATACTGGTTGATAAGACGATTCATCACAGGTAAGTATTGTTTGATAACTTTCGTCTTAATACCAGTATCTTTAAGCATTTCCCCTATAACCTCATTATAAGTTCTTTCCTCTACATACTCAAGTTTCTTCTCAATATGTTGTTCGTTTTTCTTTCTGAATTCATTAAGCTCTGTCTTAGCCTTTTTCACATCACCAGTTTGACCTTGAAGAGTATTGATTTCTTTTTGTATCTTATCAATCTCCTTTTGTAATAAAGCTATTGAATCATTATTTGAATTAATCTTTTGTTGCTTTTGTCTTAACTTATTAAGATTTTGTGCAACCTCTTGTTGGTTTACTTTTACTTCAGTAATCTTTTGTTGTAATTCAGATTTAGCAGTTTGTATTTCCTTAGCCTTATCTTTAACAGATTTAATCTTTTCGGTTTTTAATTCTTTAGTAATTTCCTGATCACATGTTGGACAGTTATCATTCTCTTCATAGAATCTACTTTCTTCAACCATGTCATGTATCTTATTATTAAACTGCATGTCATACGAATTCATTTCAGATATTTTCTTTAAGAGTTCCTGGGATGACTTTTCTTCTGAAGATATTGAAGCAGTTAAGTTAGTAGACATCTCTTTGCTTTCTTCAAATAACTTTTTGATTTCACCTTTATGTACATCCATTGACTTTTGCTTATTTACAATCTGATCTTTATTTAGCGATTGTAAACTCTTAATGTATTTGTTTTGTGATTCAATTTTAGTTTTGGTAATATCAATCTGATGACTAATATCTGATATCTCTTCACGTATTTTGGCATTTCTTTCTTTGAGTAACATATTCATTTTAGAGAATATATTAATGTCTAAAAGGTCTTCAATGACTTGCCTACGTGACCACGCGGGTAGTTGCATAAATGGTATGAAGGAACTACTTCCAAGAACAACTATCTGGTGAAATGATTTATGATTTAATTTCAAAATGTTTTGTTCTAGTACTTTCTGATAGTCACGAGCATTTGATGCTTGATTAATCATATTACCATTTTGCCATATTTCAAACTTATTAGGTTTTATACCTCTTACAACTTTAAATGATGAACCACCAATGTCAAATTCAATTGTAACAAGAGTGCCCTTACCATTTATAGAGTTTATAAGTTGAGATTTATTAATATCCCTATGTGCTTTACCAAATAAACCAAATGATAATGCATCAAGTAAAGTTGATTTACCTGCACCATTCTGACCTACGATCAATGTAGTAGGTGAACGGTCTAATAAGATTTTAATTGGATCTGTTCCAGTTGACAGAAAATTCTGCCATTCGCAAGATTTAAAATGTATCATACTACTTCTAAGTTTTGTGCTTCTGTGTAAAGCTTTCTCAATTCAATTTTTAAATGTTCTTTGTCTAAATCTGTATCAACAGCTTCAACATACGAATCAAGTAGCT